GATAAACATTGTCCTTCATTTGATGTGGATGAATACGCAAAGACAGAGTTCTTATGGGTGGAAGGAGATTATCTTCCAGATGATGAACGAGACGAGTAGTGAATTTGTAAGACACGAACCTTGTCCTAATTGTCAATCAAGAGATAACCTAGCGAGGTACTCTGATGGACATGGATATTGTTTCGGATGTGAATACAGAGAGCCAGCAAATGGTGAAGTAAACGAATTTACAAACATAGAAAAAAAATCAGATATGATTACAGGCGAAGTGAGAGCATTATCAAAAAGACAAATTGATTTTGATACTTGCAAATTTTTTAATTATCAAATTGGTGAGTACAATGGAAAGCCAGTTCAGATAGCTCCATACTATAACTCTAATTATCAGGTCGTTGCTCAACACATTCGGTTTCCCAACAAAGATTTTATTTGGTTGGGAGACATGAATGAAGTTGGTTTATTTGGTCAGCATAAATGGAAGGGCAGTCAAAAGATGATTACAATTACCGAAGGTGAAATTGATTGTATGTCAGTTTCAAAAGTACAAGGTAACAAATGGCCAGTCGTTTCAGTTCCATCTGGAGCAAAGTCAGCAAAGAAATATATTAAAAAGAATTTAGAATATTTAGAAAGTTTTGAGAATGTAGTTTTTATGTTCGATAATGATGAAGCAGGTAATCAAGCTTCAATCGAATGTGCCAAACTTTTTAGTCCAAAAAAAGCTCTTATCTCCAAGTTGCCTATGAAGGATGCCAACGAAATGTTGGTATCCAACAGAGGTAAAGATATTATTCATCATATCTGGAACGCAAAGCCATATACTCCAGAAGGAATAATAGCAGGTACAGATACTTGGGAATTATTAATTCAAGATGATAGCAAAGAAAGTACACCTTATCCATTTGCAGGTTTAAATAATAAATGCAGAGGAATTAGAAAAGGTGAAATAGTTTTATTAACTGCTGGTAGTGGTACAGGTAAATCACAATTAGCTAGAGAATTAGCCTATGATTTAATTACAAAAGATAAAACAGTTGGCTACATAGCTTTAGAAGAAAGTGTAGCTAGAAGTGTAAGAGGATTGGCTAGTATCCATTTAAATAAAAAAGTTCATGAAGAAGAAATTAGAAAATTAATTCCACAAGAAGAATTAAAAAATGCTTGGGATATAATTAAATCTAAATCATATTTTCATAAACACTTTGGTTCAACAGACAGTGAAAACTTAATGTCTAAAATTAGATATTTAGTTAGAGGCTGTGATTGTGATTATATTATTTTAGACCATATCAATATGGTGGTCTCTGGCCTGGAAGGTGATGAAAGAAAACTAATTGATTACACAATGACAAAGTTAAGAACTTTAGTTGAAGAGTTAAACTTTGGTTTAATTTTAATTTGTCATTTAAAAAGAATTGAAGGCAAGTCTGGACATGAAGAAGGAGCAATAACTTCTTTAAGTCATTTAAGAGGAAGTCATGCTTTAGCACAGCTCACAGATATTTGTATTGGGTTAGAACGAAATCAACAATCAGAGGAAACTCAAGACTTACTTACAGTTAGAGTTTTAAAAAATAGATACACAGGAGATACAGGTGTTGCATGTTCACTTCACTATAACAGACAAACTGGAAGATTGTCTGAAGGTGATTTTACAGATGTCTAATGAAAAACAAATTGATGATGTCCTTCGTGAGTTTATTGAACAGGACACAGAGTTTGCATATTTAGATGATGATGACAAAATATATATGTACTCAACATTAAAAAAAATTTTAAAATTAGTTCATCTAGTTTTAAAATATCCTAATGTAAGTCCAATACTTTTTGTTCATACACCAAAGACAAAACAAATTTTGGAAGACGCATTTTTTCATGTGGCTCCAATTATTCCAACAATCCTAAATATAAAAATAGAAGTAATGCAGTAAAATTATGAGAGTAATATTTGATATTGAAACAAATGGTTTCTTATCAGATGCAACCAAAATACATTCAATTGTAATTAAAGATATAGATACCAAGAAAGTCTATTCATATCATACAGACCAGATTGGTAGAGGTTTATATATTTTAAGTGGCGCTAGCTTATTAGTTGGTCACAATATTTTGAAATTTGATTTACCAGTTATAAACAAATTATATCCTGAATATAAAATTGAAGGTGAAGTGTTTGACACTTTATTGGTTAGCAGACTGATATGGACTAATAGAAAAGAATTAGACTTTCAAATGAAAGAACTACCATTGAATATGGCAGGCAGACATTCATTAGAAAGTTGGGGTTACAGACTAGGCTTAAGAAAAGGTGAGTTTGCTAAAACAAATTCATTTGAAGAATGGTCTGAAGAAATGCAAAAGTATTGCGAACTAGATGTAGAAGTTACTTATGAATTTTGGAAATTAATTCAAAAACAAAAGTATTCTCCAGAGGCAATTAAATTAGAACACGACTTTGCCAGATGTATAAATCTGCAAGAAGCACATGGATTTCACTTCGATGTGGCTTCTGCAAAGAAGCTGTATGCCTCACTTGCAAACAGAAGGTTGGAGCTAGAGAAATCTTTAGTTTCAACCTTCCCAAACTGGAAGAAATATATTGGCACCTTTATTCCTAAAAGAGATAACAAAACTTTAGGATATAAAAAAGGTGTACCTATTAAGAAATATCAAGAACTAACTTTCAATCCTAATTCAAGAGACCATATTGCTGATAGGTTAATGAACAAAGGTTGGAAACCAAAAGAGTTTACACCAGATGGAAAGCCTAAAGTAGATGAAAATGTTTTATCTAATTTAGAATATCCAGAAGCAAAATTATTAGCTGAACATTTTTTAATTCAAAAAAGAATTGGACAATTAGCAGAAGGAAATAATGCCTGGTTAAAATTACAACAAGATGGAAAAATTTATGGAAGCGTTATCACGAATGGTGCAAACACTGGGAGGTGCACTCACCAAAAACCTAATGTTGCACAAACACCTTCAGTTGGCGTTCCTTATGGTAAAGAATGTAGGTCTCTATTTATTGTTCCTAATGGTTTTCGTCTTATTGGCTGTGATGCTAGTGGTCTTGAACTTCGTTGTCTTGCTCATTATCTCGGTGCTTTCGATGAAGGTAGTTTTGCGAAGCAATTACTCGATGGGGATATTCATGCCTACAATCAAAAACAGATTGGCTTACCATCAAGAGATTTGGCGAAGAGGGTCATATATGGCATCATCTATGGTATCGGAGATACAAGGCTTGGTTCGGTTATTGGAAAAAGCTCCAACGAAGGAAAAAGAATAAAAGCAAAATTATTTGAAGCTTTACCTGCATTAAAAAGATTAAGAGATAATGTTATTATTGCAGTAAGAAATAAAAAATATTTATTAGGTTTAGACAAAAGAAAATTAATTCCAAGGTCTGAACATTCAAGTTTAAATTTATTAATTCAAAGTGCAGGTGCATTGTTAATAAAACAAGCAACTGTAATTTTACATAACAAATTAAAGGAAAAAAATTATGATGAGAATATCTGTGCTATGGTTGCTCATATTCATGATGAGCTACAGTTACAGTGCAAGTCTGATTATGTTGATGAAGTAGGACAGCTTGCTGTTCAATCAATTAAAGATGCAGGAACTCATTTTAATTTTAGATGTCCTTTGGATGCAGAATATAAAGTAGGAAACAGTTGGGCTGATACCCATTAACTGGTGCCCTCGGCCAGACTCGAACTGGCACTCCCCGAAGGGCAAGGATTTTCATACCACTATAGCTTTCGCTACACTTTCGTTTTGTGGTCTGGACTATACCTTCTCCATTTTAAAGGAGCCTGCTGTCTAGTCTCTACACCTTACAACTCATGTTGTCTTGGCTCGGTATTAGCAGTTAAGCCTTCACCGAATTTAACAAGTTCTACTTCCAGGCTTTCGTCTGGAGCACTCAAATTTGTGCAATTAAGTCCTTTGTGTCTACCAATTTCACCACGAGGGCACAGCAAGTCTTTTACAAAAAATATTTATGTTTAACAACAACAAAGATTTCGATTTTGATTTAGCTAGAGGAGTTCAATCTGAACATTCATTAGCTCAAATACTAGGCTTAAGTAAGGATAAAGTCGAAGTTAAATCAGAATTTGGTTTCTGGCAGAAGTCTGGAAATATTTGTATTGAGCTTGCTTACAAAGGAAAACCCAGTGGGTTGCGTACAACAAAAGCAAAATATTGGGCTCACAGATTTATGTTCAATCAAGATGTTTGTATTGGACAATGGATAGTACCAGTTACAGCATTAAAACAAATCGTCAGAATTTTTATTAAAGAAAACAAAAATCGTAAATCACAAATTATTAGGATGCTTGGAGACAATTATCAATCCAGGTGTGTCTTAATTCCAATGTCAGAATTTTTAAACCTATGGAGAAAAGTTGAAATCAAAAACTAAATTACCAACAATAAATAAAAATAATTTTCCATATAAATTTTATTTAGCGTATTGGATTGATACCAACTCTACATCTACTTGGGAAAATTTAGAAAGTATAAAAAGAAATGTACCTAGCATTTGTATCACTACAGGCTGGCTAGTTTCTACAAATAACAACTCACACACTTTTGTAGGTGATGTGGGTTTCAATGATGATGGTTCAATAAATGAATGTGGGAATACCACCTGCATACCATCACAAAACATAATCAAACTTAAAAGGATAAAAATATGATGTTAAGACAAATAGAAAAAGAGACAAGAACTCTAGTAGTTGATGGCTCTATATTTGTTTACAGAATAGCATCAGCAATTGAAGAAGCCACAGAGTGGGAAAGTGATATGTGGACTTTACATGCAGACGCTAAACTTGGTAAAGAAATATTAGTTAAGTCATTAGAAAATTATAAGAAGAAATTAAATTGTAATAAAATTATTATTGCAGAAGATGATAAAGATAATTTTAGAATTAATTTATTTCCTCAATATAAATCACATAGAAAAAAAATTAGAAAACCTATTATTGTAAAACCTCTTAAGGAATACTTAAAAAATAATTATGAGTGTGTGTCTTTACCAAATTTAGAAGGTGATGATGTATGTGGAATAATAGCAACTAAGCCAGAAAATAAGAATAAGATTGTAGTTTTATCAGGCGATAAAGACATGAGAACTATTCCTGGTATTCATCATTTTTTACATGATGACAGTACCGAAATAGTTGATGAAAAAACAGCTAACTATAACTTTATGTATCAAACATTAGTTGGCGATATGACAGATAATTTTGGGGGATGTCCTACAGTTGGAGGCGTTAAAGCTTCTAGGGTTTTAGCCAATAAAAAAGACTTACCAGAAATGTGGGAAGCAGTTTTAGCTGAATATAAACGACAAAAATTAGATGAAGAATATGCACTAACCCAAGCAAGGTTAGCAAGAATATTAAGAGCATCTGATTGGAACAACGAAACAAAGGAGCCAATACTATGGAAGATATAATCAGAGACATACTCTTAATTATTACAGGAGGCTTAATTACTGTGATGTTTTATTTGTTTAATGAATTTAAAAAACAGAATGAACAAAGAAGATGGGAACAATGGTTAAGAGACAGAAACAAAAGATGACACATAAAGACATTTTTGAAAGTTTAAAATACCAAGAAGGTGGTGACCATTATTCTAAGATGAAGGTGCAACCTGCTTACTTTATAAACGAAAACAATCTGCCATTCGCTGAAGGTAATGCCATCAAATACATATGCAGACACAAACATAAAGGTGGTGAAGAGGATATTAAAAAGGCAATTCATTACTTAAAAATGATTTTAGAGAGAGATTATTCTTAACAAACAAAAGGACACTTTAGATATATGCAAACAAAACAAGTTAAACTTCCAGTAATTACTGATGAATTATTAGAAGCTTTAGACAATTTATTTCCAGAGAAAACTCCAGAAATTAATATGGAACCGAAGGAAATGTATTTTAGAATTGGACAAAGAAGTGTTGTCCGATTTTTGCATCAAAAACAAAAAGAGCAATCAGAAAACATAATGGAGAAAAAATAATATGTGTGTTTCAATTAAACCACCTAGTCCTCCACCTATGCCAGACCCAGCGCCAATTGCGCCACCTCCAGTAACTCAAAATACTCAAGGAAGTGCAAGACCTGCTGGATACTCTGAAGCTGATGGTAGAAATAAAAATATAGCTACTTCAGCAGATAGGAAGAGAACAGGTTCATCAAGTTTAAGAATACCTATTGTTGGTGGATTATAATAAATGGAAAACTATCCAAGTGGTTCAATGAACCAAGCTGATACTTTAGAAAGTAGATATAATTCTAAAGCTCAAGAAAGAGAAATGTATCTTGAGAGAGCAAGAGATTGTTCAGAATTAACTATTCCTACACTAATACCAGAAAGTGGTTCTACTTATGCAGAAGAATTTCAGACTACCTACCAAGGTATCGGAGCCAGAGGTGTTAATAATTTAGCGTCTAAACTATTACTTTCCTTATTACCACCTAACTCCCCATTCTTTAGATTAGCTATAGATACCTTTGCAGTTAAAGAGATTGAAGAAGATGATAATTTAAAAACTCAAATTGATAGTGGATTAGTTCAAATAGAGAAAGCTGTCATGGATGATATTGAAATGTCCAATGATAGAGTTGCTGTATTTGAAGCATTAAAACATCTAATTGTTGGTGGAAATACATTATTATTTGTAGCTAAAGAAGGTTTAAGAGTTTTCCCATTATCTAATTATGTAATTCAAAGAGACCCAATGGGTAATGTTTTAGAAATAATTACCAAAGAAAGTATTCACTATTCAGCATTACCAGAGCATATTCATGAATTAATTAAAAACCAACAGAGAGATTATAAAACTGATGGCACTTGTGATTTATATACTTGTGTCAAAAGAACTGATGGTAAATTTGTAGTTCACCAAGAAGTTAAAGGATTAAAAATTCCAGAAAGTTATGGTGAATATAAATTAGATAACTCTCCATACATTCCATTAAGAATGATTAGAGTTGATAGTGAAAGTTATGGAAGAAGTTATGTTGAAGAATATCTTGGTGATTTAATATCATTAGAAGGTTTAACAAAAGCTATTGTAGAAGGTTCTTCTGCATCAGCTAAAACATTATTCATGGTGGCTCCTAATGGAACTACTAGAGCAAAAGCATTAGCTGAAAGTGAAAATGGTGCAATCATAGAAGGTTCAGCAAATGATGTATCAGTTTTACAAGTAGGTAAGTTTCCAGATTTTAGAGTTGCTCAAGAAACAATGATGAAGATTGAGCAAAGATTGTCTTACGCATTTTTATTAAATGCTTCAGTAATTAGAGATAGTGAAAGAACTACTGCTGAAGAAGTAAGAATGACAGCACAAGAACTACAAGATAGTTTAGGTGGTATTTATGGAATTTTATCTCAAGAATTTCAATTACCATTTGTAAGAAGAAAATTATCAGTATTAAATAAAACTAAAAAATTACCACAACTTCCAAAAGGAATTGTATTTCCAAAAGTAATAACTGGAATAGAAGCTTTAGGAAGAACTACAGATAGAAATAGATTAATTCAATTTTTACAAACATTAGCAGGAACACTTGGTGGTGAAAGTATTGCTAAATATGTAAATGTTACTGAAGCAATCAAAAGATTAGCTACAGCAGATGGTATAGAGACTAAAGGATTAATCAGAACTGAAGAAGAATTACAAGCTGAAGCTCAAGCGCAACAACAAGCTATGATGGATGAGCAACAACAATCAGCATTGTTAAACGCAGGTGAGAAAATTGCAGGGAACATACCTCCACAAGCAGTTGGAGAAGCATTAACACAACAATCAGAATAAGGAGTAATAAATGGTTGAAACAGTTACAGTAAATACTGAAGACAATAATCCTTCGTTAGAAGAACAATCACAACAACAAGATGCTAACTCACAGAGTACATCAGAAGCTCAAACAACAGAGACTTCTAGTGAGAGACCTGGATGGCTTCCAGAAAAATTTGCTAACGCAGAAGAACTAGCAAAAGCTTATGGTGAACTTGAAAAAAGAATGTCAAGCAAACCACAAGAACCTGCTAAAACTGAAGACTTAAATATAAAACAAACAGAGACTAAATCTGGTCAATTAGATAAGTTTTATAATGAGTATGCTGAAAAAGGTGAACTATCAGAAAATAGTTATACTGAATTAGCTAATATAGGTTTAACCAGAGATGTAGTAGATAACTATATAACTGGCCAACAAGCATTAGCAGAGCAAAAAGCAAATTCAATAATGTCTACAGTTGGTGGTAGAGAAGAATATGGAGCCATGATTGATTGGGCTTCTAAAAACTTATCATCACAAGAAATAAAAGCTTTTAACAATACAATTGATAATGGCAGTTTAGAACAAGCACAATTAGCAATAGCTGGTGTTCAAGCTAAATTTAATCAAAACAATACTGAACCTAATTTATTTAGTGGAACTAAAGCAGACAGTAATGTTGGCTATAGGTCAGTAGGGGAAATGTTAAGAGACATTAACGACCCAAGATATTCTACAGATAGTGCTTTTAGAACTGATGTAGAAAACAAAGTTAAATTATCAAACGCATTATAACACCTATTTAGGTGGGAAGGAGAACCATGTCATTAGTAAGAAACATAAATAAAAGACGAAAAGCTGGCACTTCAAGAAGTAAGAAGAACAGCACAGTTAGTCCGAAGGCTTACAAAGCTATGAAGAATAATTGGAAGAAAAAATAAATGTTAAATTTTGTTTTGCCTTTATTAAAAAATCCATTTGCTAAAATCCTGGTCGATAAGACTGTTGGAGCAATACAGCATAAGATGGATAAAGATAAAATAATAAGGGCAAAAGAAATTGAAGCAGAACAAAATGTTTCACTAGAACAAATAAGAAGTTCTAAAGGTTCAATTAAAGATGAAATATTAACTATTAAAATAACTTTAATCTTTATTGCTTTATTTATTCCATACACACAGCCATGGATGGAGAAAGGTTTTGAGATATTAAAAAATGCACCAACTGAATTTTGGTGGGCTGTACTCATAGTTTACTCTGGTAGCTTCGGTCTATCCACTGTAAATAAAATAAGAAATAAATGACCACAATAACTTATTTCTTTTTAATAATTTATTGGTCATTAATCATAACAAGCTCATTCACTCTTCTTTAAGAGGAGTGAGCCTCACAAAGATAAAAATTGCCTCGAATGTTTATTTGCGAATAAACAGTAAGAGATAACTCTTTGAAGTATGTGCAGGAACTAAAAACAAACCAAACATAATATAAGGAGAATAATTATGTCAAACGCAGTAGCGTCAAGAATTGGCGCAATAAATGGTGGTGCTGACAAGAACGCTCTTTTCTTAAAAGTATGGTCTGGTGAAGTTTTAGCTACTTTCATGAGAGAAAACAAAATGCTAGGAATGACTAGCGTTAGAAGTATCTCTTCTGGTAAGTCAGCACAGTTCCCAGTAATTGGAACAACTTCGGCTAGTTATCATACTCCAGGAAATGAAATACTTGGAAGTTCAGTAAATCATGCTGAACGCACTATTAACATAGATGACCTTTTAATAAGTTCATCTTTTTTAGCTGATATAGACCAAGCTAAGAACCATTATGATGTTAGAAGTATCTACACATCAGAAATGGGAAGAGCTTTAGCTAACACAGTAGACAAAAACCTACTTCAGTTAGCTGTATTAGCTTCAAGAGAAGGTTCAACAATAACTGGTGGAAATGGAGGATTATCTCACATTGATGCTGATGCTAACACAAACACAGCTTCATTGATTGAAAGTATCTTCTATTGCGCACAAAAACTTGATGAGAAGGATGTACCTTCTGCTGATAGATTTTGTGTGGTCGCGCCTTCGACCTATTACAGCATTGTGCAGAACGATAAAATCTTGAATAGAGATTTTGGAGCTCAAAACAATGGTGTGTATGCTGATGGTACAGTTATCAAAGTTGCAGGTATCAACATTGTGAAATCAAACACAGCAGTTGATGCTTACGCTGATAACTCGACAGCAGTTAGTGGAACTAACAACACTTACAATGTAAACGCGTCTACTACAGTAGCAACAGTTTTCCATAAAAGTGCATTAGGCACAGTCAAGTTAATGGACTTGGGTATGGATTCTGAATTTGATATTCGTAGACAGGGAACATTAATGGTCGGAAAAATGGCCTTAGGCCATGGAATCGTTAGACCTGAAAGTGCTTGCGAAATCAAAACAGCATAATCACTTTAACAAATACATAGGCGCAGAGATTAACACAGACAATCTGCGCCTGTGTTTAAAAATTATTATGGCAACAATAACTACAAGAACTACTCAACTTGAAGCAGTCAATACTATGCTCTCAACTATAGGAGAAGCTCCAGTTAATTCATTATCTGGTTCTTTACCTACAGATGCCAGTATGGCTAAAAACATTTTAGATGAAGTTAATAGAGAAGTACAATCAAGTGGTTGGAAATTTAATACTTCTTATAAAGGTGTATTAAGTAGAAACACAGACAATAAAATTGTTGTAGCTAATAATGTAATGTTAATTGAATTTAACCCATTATTAGAAAGCAAGTCTTCTTACGACCCAGTGATAAGAGGAAATTTTTTATTTAACCTTGCAACAGAAAGTTATGTATTTAATAAGAATTTTGAAAATGTAACAATTGTTTATTTATTAGATTTTGAAAGTATTCCAGAACAAGCAAGAAGATATGTTACTATAAGAGCATCAAGAATTTTTCATGACAGAACATTAG